GAATGCAGAGCAAAAAATCTGGTAAGTTTCAACTGAAATATATGAGCAGTGGGTCAAGCACTAATGATTTGAGATCATATTTGAAAGAATATCAAATACAAAAAGGAGTAGCACCCGATGTTGTATTAATTGACTATTTGGATCTTATGATGCCAATTAGTAAAAAGATATCACCAGCAGACATGTTTTTAAAAGATAAATTTGTATCAGAAGAGTTACGTAATTTTGCAGTTGAAAATCAGTTTGTTTTGGTTACTGCATCGCAACTTAACAGAGGTGCTATTGAAGAAGTAGAATTTGACCAAAGTCATATTGCAGGAGGTATTAGTAAAATTAATACTGCTGACAATGTTATTGGTATTTTTACAAGTAGAGCAATGCGTGAGCGTGGAAGGTATCAAATTCAATTGATGAAAACTAGAAGTTCAGGCGGTATAGGATCAAAAATTGATTTAGGATTTGATATTGATACATTAAGAATTACAGATTTAGATGAAGATGCTGAAGTAAATCAAGCGGCAATAACAACAGCAGATGCTTTAACGTCAGCAATTAAGAAAAGAACTTCAACAGTGTCAACTAACAAAACTGAAAATGTTGTTGTGGCAGAACGTACAGAAAATGCAAAAAATTTAAGAGATTTATTGAAATCACAAAGTGAATTATTCAGCGACGAATAACATCATAAAATGATTGTAAATTGATAATAAATAATTGTATGATGAAAAAAAATACACGTTCTATACTGGAAGAAATTAGTAGAGTAGTACCACATGCGGATGTACATAATTTACTTGAATCAAGAGCCAGTCATGTGATATCTTCAGCAATAAATTTAACAAAAATGATATATGAATCGTATGATGAATCCACAGCAGATGATTTAGTAAAAAGATTAATAAACAGTATTAAAGCACAAGATCCAAGAAAATTTGAACGTGGTATTAAGAAAATAATTGAATCAGATGAAAGCAAATGAACTTAATTTATCAGAAGACACTAATCTTCATCTTACACATCTTGAAGATCTTGCTTTGTTCCAAGGAAAGCAAGGTGCTGAAAAAGCCATTGCATTTTTAAAAAATTTAGCCGATCTAGCCAAAACGTCAAGCCCAAAAAAATATAATGTCACACTCAAATGGGATGGATCACCAGCAGTGTTTTGTGGTACAGATCCTAGCGATGGTAAATTTTTTGTAGGTACAAAAGCAGTTTTTAACAAAGGTGCTAAACTTAACAAAAGCATCAAAGACATTGATATCAATCATCCAGATGCCAAAGAACCTGGTGATAAAGCAGATTTACGATTAAAATTAAAAAAAGCATTTATTGGATTATCAAAGTTAGGCATTGAAAATGTATTACAAGGTGATTTGCTTTTTACATCTGACAGTTTAAAGACTATACAGCACAAAGGACAATCGTATGTTGCATTTAAACCTAACACAATAACTTATGCAGTGCCTAGTAATTCAAACCTAGCACAAGAAATTCAACAAGCAGATGTTGGTATTGTGTTTCATACATCATATTCGGGTAGTTCATTAGAAACAATGAGTGCAAGTTTTGAAGTTGATTTATCTGCATTGACAAGAACAAAAGAAGTATGGTTCGATGATGCTTACATCAAAGATTTTACTGGCATAGTGAATTTAACTACAGGTGAATATCAATCAATTTCAAATGCAATTAATGATGCTGAAAAATATATACAACAATCACAGAATATATTTTCATTTTTAGATGCTTCTGAATTAGGAAAAAAATTAAAAGAATATATTCATGCAAATCACAACAACATGGTAAGAGCAGGAACAATAGAACAAGATCCTGCTAAATTTTTTGATGGATTTGCAAAAGATTATGAACAACGTATTGAAAAAGAAATTGCCAAATTAAAAACTGGTAGAGAAGGTCCTGCAGGACAAAGAAAATTGTTAGCATTAGAAAACTGGAAAAAAGTTTATTACAGTAACAAAGCAAACATTGAGGCATGGTACAGTTTGTGGTTAAAACTGTCAAGTATAAAAAATACATTGTACCAAAAACTAAGAAACATCAAATCAATTGATGCATTTGATCAAGAAGGCGACACATATAAAGTTAGAGATCAAGAAGGTTTTGTTGCAGTTGATCACATTGGTAATGCTGTGAAGGTTGTAGACAGATTAGATTTTTCAAGAAAAAATTTTGCAAAAGAAAATTTACAGTTGGTTAATGATTTAACTGAAAGCAGAGCTTTTAGATCCCGACAAGATGTTGGTAATTACACAGCCAAAGAAGTTGGAGAAATAATTTATGTTTATTGTCTAGCACTGACAACATTAAAAAATGAATTTAAATATAAAAAAATAGCCAGAGAATATGCAACAAGAACTATGAGTTATGGTGATTTTGATTATTTTAGAACAAATGGCACAGATTTATATTTGCTGATTCACAGTTTAATTGGATCAGGAAGTATTATACAATTCAAAAACAAAAGTGCAAGTGACTCATATGTTGAAAGATTATCTAACAACAAGTTTTTTCTTTTAGACTTTTTAAATTATCTTGAAATGACAGAAGTAGATAATTCATTAGCAAACAGATTGCTTTTGAAATTAGAAAAGCAGTTTAACGTGTCATCAGCACAGTCTAAAAAAATTAGAAGAGAATTATCAATGTACGATTTTCTCAAAATAAAAGACAAAGCAAATATTGTCAATTTAGTATTACATCAAATCAGAAATTATGTACCAAGAAGTGAGCTTTACAGACCTTTACAAGATATGTTTAAAGAAAGACGTTTAGTTAATGAACCTCGTAAACAGTTAAAATTAAGAAAAAGTGTGGCACCCGGTGCAGTTTAATGTATACCTATAATCAGAACAAACAAACATATATCAAAATAGCAGAAACTTTAGAAATTTACAAGTTGTCTACTAAAATTCCATTGTCATACAACAATGACAAAACAGACCAGTTGTCTGAAAAAGATTTTGATCATATCAAGCAGTTGATTTCTATATATGGTAAAATACTTTTTTTTACAAAGCCTGCATTCAAAGACAGTTTATATTCATTTAAATTTGGTGTTGAACAAGAAAATTTGTTCAAACAAGGCGATAATCCAGTGGGTGTGCTACAGCAAAGATTAGACAAAATCATCCTTTTTAATGATACTATAAATACATTGGGTAATAATATAAATACATATATTACAAAGGAGCATTGAAAATGGAAAACAACCCAGCACCCAAATCTGAACCAAAATCTCAGTTAACCAAAGATATTGAATCAGAAAGTTTAGAATTTCATGTGGCAATTTCACGTGAAAGACATGATGAAATCAGTGCAAGGTTTGATAGAGTTGATGCTCGTATGGAAAAAATAGAATTAAACATGGAGAAAGGGTTTTCTAAAATAGAAAAAATAATTATGTGGTCAGTTGGAACTATGTTCTTTACTATGATTTCTATATATGTTTCTACTTTGATAGTCCCTTTATTACAATAGTATGCTGATTGCTGAAATAGGTACACCTCAAATATATGGAAAATACAAATCCAGTATCAAACGAAGATTTCGTTGCCAAGCAGGTCCTCGTAAAGGAAGAATTGTAGCAGATCCTTCAACTTGTACAGCACCAATCAATCTAAGAAAACGACAGCAGTTCAAAGCAACTAGAAGAAAATTATCTACAATACAAGGTAAAAGATCTACCTATACAAAAAAATACAATCCAACATCTAAAGTTGTTAAAAACTTAAATAGACAGATTAAAAGAAGTAAACCCACTTTCAAAAAATCCGGAAAAAAGTAGTGCAAACAGTTGAAGAAATTCATCTAGATGTAACTAGTCATTGCAATGCCAAATGCCCTGGATGTGCTAGAAATAATAATGGTGGTGAAACAGTATCTTGGTTAAAATTACATCATTTGGATTTAAAATTTTGGGATAATTTTTTAACTGATATTAAAAACAAGTTTCAAATTAAAAAAATATTATTCAATGGTAACTATGGTGAACCAATTATGCATCCTAACCTTATTGACATCATTAAAATTTTTAAAAAAAATTATCCTGAATCAGTAATTCGAATATCAACAAACGGAAGTTCTCGTAGTTCAGAATGGTGGCAAGAGTTAGCTTCTGTTTTAAATGACAGTGATTTTTTTCATAATGTACAGTTTGCTGTAGATGGGTTAGAAGATACTCATTCAATATATAGACGCAATACTGACTTTAATAAAGTAATTAAAAATATGAAAACTTTTATTGAAGCAGGGGGTATAGCACAAATGTTTACTATATTATTTGCTCATAATCAGCATCAGATTAATGAACTTATTGATATGGCACGCTCATTGGGATGTGCTGGTATTTTACTTAGACCTAGTCGGTATGGCCAAACGGAAGTTAATGCAAAAGATCAAAATTTTACAATTTATGCTGAAAAAAATAGAAAAATACCAGAAAATGCTGAGTGGTTTGCACCTCCAACTCCAGATGCCGTACTGCCTGGTCCGGTAAGCGATAAAATTATATGGTTTGATGATAATAATAGTTATATAAAAGCTTCTCAAAAAAAATTTATTACAAATTCTATTAATAAATCTAAATGTCCTTGGTTAAAAAGATCTATAATACAAATGGATTGCTGGGGTAATATTTGGCCATGTTGTCATATTGCTGAAACTGAAACTCGTAATGGGCACCCTGATATTGATAAATCAATTACAAGAATAAATAGTTTATATAAACGGTCTTTGGATAATATAATGACAGATCCTTGGTTTACAAAGACTTTACCTGAATCATTAGATTCAAACCCATGGGATATCTGTCAAAAAAGGTGTGGAATAGTATAATGCTTATATCAGACATATTTAACAGCAATATTGATGAAGCAAAAATGATTTATGGCCGTAAAGGCAAACAAGTGGTCAAAAAGTATCGTTGTACTTTTGGACGTAAAAAAGGAAGAATCGTGTCAAATCCAGGTGTGTGCAGTGCACCGTTGGATATCAAAAAACGTATGACAATGAAAAAAATGAAGGCACGACTTGGGTCAAGATTAGTTAGAAAAATTAAATTTACTAAAAGATTTAATCCAGCATCTAAGCGAGTAGCGTCAATGAACAAGTCGCTGAGACGAAGATAATACTTGATCTTTTTGTAAAATTTTGTTATATTAGTGTATATAAAAAGGAAAACACATGACAAAAAAACAAACATCTTATCCAGAATATAGAACCATAAATGAAGCATATGAGCATTTTAGACTTGTGAGAATTTTGTTCAAATACTCGGGTGTACCAAGTGATTATTTAGAACACATGAGAAATCAAGTTGATAAATTTACTACAAAACTAGCAGGTACTTCAAGTAAAAAAGTCAAAGAAATGAAAGATATTTTGTCTGTGTTTAAAAAATCTTTTATAAAAAAAGTAGTAAAAAAAGGAACAGAGGATAAAGATTTCAGTTTAGCACTGTACACTACAAAAACCAATGATGGTGTGCAAATTGGAGAATATTTTGTTAAAATTTATAAAACAGATACATCTGCAAGAAAACTATACAGTGTACATGACAAACACAACAGACCTTTAGTTAAAGATTTACTATTGTATGAAGTTGCTTTTATGCTGGTACACAGTTTTCATAATGATTATGATTTTGGCAATCAGCCAGTTGAAGAAATATTGGAACAACATGCTGAGTATAAAAAGATTGTGTTCAACTATGATACACAAAAAAATAAACTAGATGCTACAAGCCCAGAAGATTCTGAGTACAACTACTACAAAAACATGGTAATGGGGCTTAAAAGAAGCTTAAATCAGGTTTATAGGGGTATTAACAGCAAATACTCGCGTTTAATTAAAGCAAAAGAGACTAAATAAAAGTATGAAACTAAATGATTTAACATCCAAGTATGAAACACGTATTGCAAGAGTAAATCGTTGGCTTGAAGAAACTTACGGTTTTAAGGTTTATGACAAAGTAGGGCTAGAAGAACTGTACAGAGTCAAAACAGACCTTGATGCACAGCGTGAAAGTTTAAAATTATCTTTGCCTTTCAACTCATATCATCAAAATCCAGAGTATGCAAAAAACATATTGCTTTCAGAAGCAGTGGTTTTAATGATTGGTCAAATTGATGATTCTGCAATTGAAGGAATGAAAGCAGATCATACACACAGTTGTGGTTGTGATCACAATGAATCATGTGATTGCCCTAGTGATTGTGAGTGTGGTTGCAATGCTGATCAACCAGCAGTAACTTTGAAACCTTCTGAAGCAGTTGAATCAAAGCAAGAAGTTGTCAAAGAACAAGATGAGCTAGAACAAGCAGAAGTTATTTTA